AGGGTGCACACGTCCTCGTTATCGACGATCCAGTTAAGAACCGCGAGGACGCAGAGAGTCAGAACAACCGGGATGCGAACTGGGATTGGTATACATCAACGGCATACACCCGTCTTGCTCCTGGCGGCGGTGTGTTGGTAATCCTAACGAGGTGGCATGATGATGACCTGGCTGGCCGACTTCTTAAATCGGCTCTTCAAGGTGGAGACGAGTGGGAAGTCGTCAGATATCCCGCCATCGCCGAAGAAGACGAAGAGTTCCGTAAGGCTGGTGAAGCCCTCCACCCGGAAAGGTACAGCGTCGAAGCGCTCCGGCGAATCGAAAAAGCCGTAGGCCCCAGGGACTGGTCAGCGCTCTATCAGCAGAACCCCGTAGCAGATGATGGTCAGTACTTCACCCGTGGCATGGTTAACTACTATGACCCCGAGGATATCGACGAAGACGCCATGCGTTACTACTGCGCGTGGGACTTGGCCATTGGTAAGAACGACCGCAACGACTACAGCGTCGGCATCGTCGTCGGCATCAACGATCGTGACGACATGTTCGTGATGGACGTCGTGCGAGGACGGTTCGATGGCTTTGAGTTGGTCGAGCGAATACTTGACCTCTACGAACAGTGGAAGCCCTCGATCATCGGCATCGAAAAGGGGCACATCGAAATGGCCCTTGGCCCGTTCCTCGAAAAACGTGTGCGTGAGCGCGGGCTGTTCGAGGCGTACTTCAAAGATCTGAAAACCGGACGCCGTGACAAAGAAGCGCGTGCTCGAGCTATCCAGGGGCGCATGCAGCAGGGCAAAGTATATTTTCCTCGCGACGCATCGTTCTCTGGCCCGCTGATCGCGGAGCTGCTTCGGTTCCCGAATGGAACTCACGACGACCAGGTCGACGCCCTGTCGTGGATCGGTCTGATGATGACCGAGTTCTCCACGTATCAGGCCCCAGTTGTACATATACCGTCTTGGCGGGACAAACTCATCTCTCTTACTCGCGGACCCCGCCAAAAATCCGCGATGAGTGCATAAAATGGCTAAGATCAAAACCCAGTCGATCGAAGATCAGCAGCTCGCCCAGCAGCAGTGGAACCGGTACGTCCGGGCCCGTGACAACGGGCATCTGCAATATGTCGAGATGGCTAAGAAGTGCGACGCGTTCTATCGCGGCGACCAGTGGGATCAGGTAGATCTTGCCGCACTCGAAGCGGAAGGCCGTCCGGCACTGACCATCAACACCATTCTCCCGACAGTGAACACGGTCCTCGGAGAACAGTCCACGCGCCGTGCTGACGTGCAGTTCAAACCGCGCCGTGGTGGTGATCAGGACGTGGCGAGCGTACTGACTAAGCTGTACATGCAGATCGCGGACAACAACAAGCTCGACTGGGTTGAGCAGGCGGTGTTCAGCGATGGCCTCATCATGGATGGCCGTGGTTACTTTGACGTCCGGATGGACTTCACGGATCACGTTGAAGGTGAGATCCGCATCACGGCCAAAGATCCTCTCGACATCCTGATTGATCCGGATGCAAAGGAGTACGACCCTAAGACCTGGAACGAGGTGTTCGAGACCAAGTGGATGACTCTCGATGAGATCGAGGAACTCTACGGCAAGGACAAGGCGGAGTCGCTTCGCTTCGTGGCCGAAAATGGTAACGGTTTTGGGCGTGACTCAATTGAGTACGAAGAGACCCGTTACGGTAAGACGGATACCAGCCAGGATTACTTGGGTGCTGCTATCCCTGGCAACGAAGATTATCGCAATGTGCGTGCGCTACGCGTCATCGCGCGTCAGTACCGTAAGATGGGTCGCGCTGATTTCTTCGTCGACCCGAACACCGGCGATCAGCGCGAAGTGCCTGAGAACTGGGGTGAGCAGAAGGCGAAGAAGTTCGCCAAGCAGTACAACCTAAGCCTGATCTCTAAGGTCGTGCGACGGGTTCGCTGGACTGTCACCTGCGACAAGATCGTCCTTCACGACGATTGGTCACCGTACGATGACTTCACCATCGTGCCGTACTTCGCGTACTTCCGTCGCGGCCGTCCGTTCGGCATGGTTCGCAACCTGCTCTCCCCGCAGGAGCAGCTGAACAAGATCGCGAGTCAGGAACTACACATCGTCAACACCACGGCCAACAGTGGCTGGATGGTGGAGAGTGGCTCGCTCGTCGGCATGACAGCGGATGACCTCGAGGAACACGGCGCTGAAACTGGTCTGGTGCTTGAGTACAACCGTGGGTCGAACCCCCCGGTCAAAATTCAGCCGAACCAGATTCCGACCGGCCTCGACCGCATCAGCCAGAAGGCAGCGCTTAACATCAAGACTATCAGTGGTGTGAACGACTCGATGCTCGGGTCGGACGGCGCTGAGGTGTCTGGCATTGCTATACAGGCCAAGCAGAACCGTGGGGTCATCATGATCCAGGTTCCGCTCGATAACTTGCGTAAGACCCGTCATTATCTCGCTGAGAAGGTGTTGAACCTGGTTCAGAAGTTCTATACTGAACAGCGAGTGATCCAGATCACAAATGAAGACGACCCGATGAAGCCGCGCGAGCCGCTGGTGGTCAATGAAATGACCCCCGAAGGCCGCGTGATTAACGACCTTACTTTGGGCGAGTACGACGTCGTCATCGGTACCGCTCCGGCGCGTGACTCGTTCGACGAGATGCAGTTCGCCGAGGCTCTTAACCTGCGTCAGGTTGGTGTCGCCATTCCGGATGACGCCATCATTGAATACAGCCACCTGGCCCGTAAGGGCGAACTTGCCAAGCGCATCCGCATGATGACCGGTGTCGAGCAGACCCCGGAGCAGATGGAAGCCAGCGCGATGCAGGCGGAGATCGCGATGCAGCAGGTGCAGCTGGAGCTGGCCCGTATGCAGGCGGAAGTGCAGAAGTTGCAGTCCGAAGCCGCGATCAACATCGCCAAGGTGCAGGACGTTGCAGACGTACAGCCTCAGCTCAAGATGGCCGATTTGCAGGCGCAGATCGCTATGAAGGAGCAGGAGTTGCAGCTGCGGCGTGAGCTGGCTTCGCTTACCAACCAGACTCGTCGTTCGCAGCAGGAGACGGCTGCAGCGACGCGTATCGCAGCAACTGTTATGCAGACAGCAGCGAAGACGCAGAACCAGGGTACGCCGCGACCCATCCCGAACATGCGGCCGTTGACCCCACAATAGGAGATTGAGTATGTCTGAGGACAAGAAAGACGTTAGCTTTGACCGGATGCCTGGTTCCGACCCTGTCGAGGACTCGGCTCCGTCCACTATCGACCTGAATTTTGGCTTAGGAGAAGAGCCTAAGGTCGAGCCGCAGGCGGCGGCTGTTGAACCGGCCACCGAACCGGCCATCGAAGAGACAGAAGCCCCTGCAGTTCCTGAGGCGAAGGCCGAAGTTGAACCGGCCACCGAGCCAGTAGCGCAGGAAACTGCTACGCCTGAGCCTAAAATTGCGCCGGAACCGGAATCTAAGAAGCCAATGGTGCCAAAGTCACGCCTCGACGAGGTGTTGGCTAAGCAGAAGGCGCTTCAAAAGCAGCTTGATGACTTAATGGCCGCAAAAAATGCGGCGGAAACGGCCCCTGACACCTACGATTTTGCGACCAAAGAGGTCGAATATCAGAATATGGTGCTCGACGGGCAGCATGAGAAGGCCGCAGCCCTCCGCCAGGAGATCCGCCGAGCCGAGCGTGCTCAGCTTGAGTTTGAACTGACCCAGAAAATGGAGCAGAAGGTCACCCAGAGCCAGCAGATGTCGGCTTTGCAGCAGGCTGCGGCTGAGCTGGAGACTAATTTCCCAGTTTTTGACCGGTCTAGCTCTGACTTCAACGAGGCTTACACCCAGGAAGTGATCGATCTACGCGATGCATTCATCGTGAAGGGCGACAATCCGGTGGCTGCGCTGTCAAAAGCGGCGAAGTTTGTCATTCGCGAGTACGGTTTGGACCCTGGCGCACCGGTAGAGCCGTCTTTGGCGTCAGCTCCGACCGCTTCAAAGGCTCCTGTAGTCGATGAAGTCGCTAAAAAGCGCGCTGATATCGCCCGCAAGATGAAGGCTGCTGAGGCTCAGCCGCCTGATATGCCGGGTGAGAGCTCTGCAGCGCGTGGTGAGAAGGCGTTCGACGTCATGCAGCTTACGGAAGACGAATTTAACGCGCTTCCGGCAGCCACCCTCAAGCGATTAAGAGGCGATGTCGTCTAATGGCTACCCGCGACTCACGTTTAGCCCGAGCCGGTGTCTCTGGCTACAACAAACCTAAGCGTACACCGAGCCACCCGACCAAAAGTCACGTAGTTGTGGCTAAGTCGGGCGACCAAGTGAAGACGATTCGCTTTGGCCAGCAAGGCGTGAGCGGCTCCCCCCGTAAAAAGGGGGAGTCCGANNCNTANCGNAACCGNCGCGAGTCCTTCAAAGCCCG